TTGCTACAGTTTCAAAATTATATGATAAAAGAAAATAGCTGTCAACCGTTGTTTAAAAACAACAAATTAGCCCAAACCGTCGATGTTGTTATTAGACAACGCTAGAAATACACTGTCTGCTTGACTATAAAGAAAGATTTCGGTACTGCCTTTGATAAAAAACGGCCCTTGACAGTAGTTAACCAATTTGATTAACTTTCTATTATTTAATGGTTCAGGCATGACAATATGGTAGCAAAAAAGCCTAAGGTTATTCTTTAAATATTGATGACCTTTATAACTAAGACGTAGGTCTTTTTTGGAAGGGTGCCACCACCATTCACGTGAATCTAGTCTTAGTTGAGCAGCAGAAATACCGTATTCTTGTGCTAAAGGTACGAGACTTTCAACTAGATCGGTTTTTATTCCGTTGAAGTTGATAGTGGTGGAAATATCTGCTCTCCTTGATTAAGCAGGACCACTGTAAATTTATTAGTTTTATGATGTGAATTTAGTTTTTTTGCAAGATTAATTGCATGGCCCGGATTAGCAAAAGCAGTCTTCTTATAACGTGGTCCGGGGTAACTAACCAATAAATTTTGATTTCTAAGATTAATAGGATGTCCTTCGTAATAGACTGCCCAGATACCTTGACTGCTCAGAATTTGTTCACTGATATAAGTTTTTTTGTCCACTGACTCAAGGAGTATATCGGGCTTAGGCCTACTCATTTGAAACCTGGACTTGCAACTTCGATTTGAATCGTATCAGATCTTTCTAACAATTTGGCTTGAAGATCGGTTACTAGTAAAAGCAATTCCATAATATCTGATTCAATATTTCTTGCTTCCACTGGAGTCAATGATAAAGATTTACTTTGTGTTTGGTTCATTACACGAACTTTTTCACAAAATTTATTCAGACTCGGTGTTAGAGATTTTGGCATTGACAGCTTCTTGTTCGGACTTAAATGGTCCCTCAAAACTAATTCTATTTATAAAAATATATTTGGGACAAAAAACAATTTTTCCTTCCATGCGATAGTAACCTGCAGCATAATAACATTTGCTTTTTTTGGCCTCTGTATACAACGGGACACGATGCCTGATATCCCAAACACCGTTAAAGGGCTGTACTCGACATGGATATCCGTAGACTTCTTGATCTTTGATTTTAGTCGATTTATTTGGTGGGCGATCAAAGTTTATATTGTAATGAGTTTTAAGAAGATCGATACTGGCAAATTGTTTTCTTTGAGCGTCCTCTACCCAGGCAATACCTTCTGTGTGCTTCTGTATAGTGGCAACTTTTTTACCCGATTCTTCTACAATCCAAAACTTATTCTTTACAACGGGTCGTGCAATCATTGATTATTCCTTTTCTTTATCCAATTAAGTACTTCTGCTACTTGATATATTTTACGTTCTTTACGTGCAAATACAAGATCTATTTTGTGAAAATGCATCTCACTGGGTAAATCTCCTTCAAAGGTATCTTGTCCTTCAAAGCAATAATTTTTTTCCGCTTCATGTTGACTGCGTATAGCAATATCTCTAGCTTTAGGAGTAGGAGCGATATGAAAACAGTATTTGCCGATTAAACACAATAGCATAGGTTCAGTGAGACCTATACCTTTCCACCAATACAAATGGGGATCCGATCCTTCTACGTAGATAGGTGTGGGACTGATCAAACTCCATGTGTATTCAGGAGTCGTAATCGGTTGAGTTAGAGAAATTGTTCTCAAGATCAGGAGTTTGTTGAAGTCTTTCAATTAGGTCCACCGTGGGTTGATAGCCATAGATCCAGTATTTGAATAATCTCTTAACAGCCATGTCAGCGTGTATACAATCCATATCTAGAATTTTGTTTTCTATGTGATCGACGGTAGATGGGTGATTGGTATACCATTGCGTTCCGTCTGTGGCTAATTTGCAGGCAGTGATATCAAAATGATCTAACAGTGCATCCACTGAATCAAAAAAATGTGTTTTAATTAATTGTATGTGCCATTGATCATATTTGAATGTGTAAGCATTATCGCTAGAAAATATCAAACTACAATTCTTAGTGTTATTAGAATCTAGTTCAAAATCTGATAATGCAGCCTTTTGAAAAAAGTCTAGCAATGACTGAAATTGTCGTTCATCCTTAAAAAATACATCAACATCGTGTGAACCCACAGTGGATTTATTAAACCATTGTATTACTGCGCCACCAGCGATCCAAGGACCATTGATCAAATTGGGTTTAATGAGTTGTAAAAGATACGCATCAATCTTGGGTAGATTGAGGGTATTTTGCTGAGAGAATGTCTGCATATTGTTGAGCTTGCTCGCCAATTTTGGTTAGGTTGTGACGTCCACAGAACTTCATAAAATGCAATCCAATCTGTGGTATATTTCTAACTTTTGCTGCTTCCTTTACTGTTTGATTGATGTGTTCTCGAACATCGTCGGGTTGCCGTGCAAGATCACAAAGCAAACGATTAAGATTGTAATCATCTAACACACGATGTTCGGTGCCATCGTGATGTTGGAATTTTTGTAGCATTAGATTGTTCCAATTAAATCCTTTGCTATGTCGATCGGCATAGGCTTCAAGTAAGCCAACTTTGTTTTTAGTTCCTTTGGTTCTAACGCCAGGATAAGCACTAAAGATGTTGTCGCTGACATCACCACGCATACACTTTTCAAATAACAGCCATTCGGGATCAGGTGCCCCTTTAACTTCTTTGGTTTTCTTATCTACCACAGGCTTACCGCGCTCGTCAAAGTAACCTTTTAGGTTAATAATTTGGCCAGTAACTCCGTTGTATTGTTCAACATTTTCTGCCAGAAGTTGTGCAAAGTCTCCGTCGGTACTGACAATAACGTGATGATCGTTGGGATGATTTTGAATCCACCCAGCAATCAAATCGTCAGCTTCGAGATTGGGATGTTGTAGAATTGTGCAATTAGTCTTGTTGATAAAGAATTCTTTGAGCTGATCCAGTGTTTCCCAGAATGCACGATCTTCTTCGGCTTCTTTAGGACTAAGTGCAGCACGAGCTTCGTGTCGTTGTGCTTTGTATGCTGGATAATAATCACGACGCCAACTACGGCCTTCTAGTGCAATAATTACATGATCGCCTTTGAGCAATCTCCAACACTTATTAATACTGGCTAATGTAGTATGTATAGCCATACCCAATCGATCATCTAAATCGGCTGCACGACTGGCGGTATGCCGACCACGAAAGAAAAGATTGGTAAAATCAACAAGCAGAAAGCGATTCATTGGCACTCCGTAAATTATAAGGTATGGCCAATTATAACAGAATTTTTAATCGGTGTCAACTAAATTCGGAACGTCCATTTCCGATATCTTTTTTACCCGTAGGGCGGCGATCTGGATCAGCCATTTCTTGCTCAAAAGTTTCTAACACTATATTACGACAAACAGTAGTAAACCATTGATCTACAATTTGTTGATCGGTTTTTCCACGAAACCCAGCTTTAACTAGTCTGGCAACAAATACATCATTCCAGTCTAGCTCAACTGCACCATTGCCTAAGTTATTTGGATCTAGTTCTAAATTTATAATCTGTACCCAAGGTTCACCACGTTGTGTAGCTAAATCTTTTGGGTTAAGTTGTTGAGATAGTTCAACTTTGGGTTTTCGTGGTGTTCGTGGTTTTTTAGGTTTAGTTGACTGTGGCTCGGCAATCGGTGCTTTTTCTTCGGGCGCTTCTACAGGCTTTGCTTTTTTGAACAAGTTAAACATAGAAATATTTACCAATTAGAAACATCAGTAATATCGATTCTTTCTGATGGACCTATTTCGATTGTCATTGTTGGTCCAATTCCGCTGTTATGTGCAATCTCAATCTTTAATTGATCTAGCTTGTATTTTTCAACAGCTTCGGCAATTAACCAAATTTGTTTTTTTGTTAAAATAATTGAGTTCATTCTTTTTTACCTAATATTGTCGACCCATCGTTGGAAATTCCTAATATTTTTGGACTGTAATCTAAAACATATTCTTCGCCACGTTGATAAAAGTATGCTTCTTGGTCAACGATTGTTATTTTTAAATCTTGATGTGCGATAGTATAATCTCGAAATTCGCCAACGTCGTCGTAGGTTCTAAACAGCGTTTCGCCGTCAATAGTTTTAATCAAAAACCCTTCAACATCGGCAGCTGATTTGCCTTCAGCTGACAGCCCAAAATGTCCAAAAAGTTGTTCACCGAGCCATTCGCCGTGATAGTCTTTTTCGCACATTATGTCAACTGATTCATCTAAAAAGATTCGAACAAACTTTTCAAATTGCTTTTCTTGTTCGGCGGTCAAGTTTAAATTAGATTTTTCAAGAATTCTTTTAAGATTTTTGTTCATAGTAGTTTTATTCCCACAAAAGCATCAGCAGCAATCACATATCTAGGTAATTCAGAATCCATTTGTAGTGCTCGATGCGGCATACCACCTGGAAAAATGCTCCAACAATTAAGCCCATTGCTTATAACAATGTCTCGAGCTGCTCCTAACGTCATTCCTTTAATGTCGCCGAATTCTGTTCCTACTGTATCTTCACTGTTGTCAGGAAGTTTTAAGTAATAAACTCCGCTAAGGTAAGACGGGCGGTGTGTATGCATGGGATTGTTCCGTTGTTGCTTGGTTGCTCGATCGCTTTTGTAGCACCAAGCCCGTACCTGTAGAATTTCAAGTTGATCCTGAAATTGATGCACATCCTCGACTACTTTAAGATAAAGATAACAGGAATCAATAAAGGTCTTTCGAAGTTTCTTCCAAATTGGTGGTGCTTGATCTAAGAATAAAACAGGATATGTTTGGTATGGTGGTCTCAATGGATCTTTATCCCAATCTCCGCGATCATATAATTGATCTACTGACCGAACCATCATTTCTCGGTCTTCGGCAGTGATAGCGTCCTCTACGTCAACTTTGAGTATAGTAGTTGGAAAAACTTCTACAGATTGATATCTCATGTTCCCCACGCATTTTTAAATAATGGGACCTGAAGTCGATCACTGTATCTATAGCCTAATTTCATAGCTAGGTCTGCTACTGCACGATTGTTCATTGAGTAAACAGTTTCTACCCCACCCACAGGCATAAGATATACTGGTCCAGTAAATCCTGCGATACGGTACTCGTTGACAGCAGCTTGAATCTCCTCGGTATCCTTTTCACCAGTGACTACAAATTTAAGATAGGTATAACCTACAGATTGGTAATCAACAACTATACTGGGTTTAATTGCATCTTCCCATCGTTCGCCACTGACACTTAATTTAGGAGAAACAGAAAATGTGATTTCCTTAGGAGATGTTACATACCAACGTAGCCATTCAAACAAGGACTCTTTAAATTTTTCTTCTAGTAATTGTGTGCCATTTGTTTCGAATGTAATTTCATTAAGTCCACGCATGGTAGGATGATTTAGTAAATCTGGATAAGCACGTTGCCATCCTAGCAAGGGTTCTCCGCCGGTGATAACTAAATGCTCGTCTCGCCATTCTTTGTGTGGCAACAGGTCAACAATGTTTTGTGCTAACCCGTCTATTTCAACCACAGGGCTAAGATGCTTGAATCTTGGGTCCCAGCTGGCATAGCTATCACAACCAGTGCTTACTAAAGGTAAATCTTTATAATTGGCATAGAAGGTTACGTTGGCTGCTACATCATCTCGTTCGCGACTGATTTCACCCACAGGCATTCCAAATCCACTGCAAGTAAAATTACAACCAAATGTTCTTAGGAATACACTGGGCACTCCCATATAACGACCTTCGCCCTGTATTGAATAAAATAATTCGCTGACTTTGATTTTCATTATTGATTAATCCTTGATACCACAATTATATTAT